AAAACCTGCGTTGTTGTTACTTGCTCAATAGTTCCACCATTGTTCATATAAACTTGAAGGTTGTCACTTGCGGTGAGCATTACTTCAAATCTATCCGTGCCAGAGTTCCCCGCAGAAAAGGGGTCTTGTATAGAGCTTAAATTTCCACGCTTCATCCAGAAACTTAAAGTAAATTTCTGACGGTCACTAGCAGATGCAGGAGTTCTTTTTAAAACCGATGAATCGCCATCATTGAACTTCAACGACTGGTCAAGCAGATGTGAATAGAACGATCCCAATGCACCACCCGGCGCACCTGCACCACCTAGTCCACCACCTGTTCCTTGAATAAGACTCATTTATGCTCCTTGAGAAGTTAGTGCGCCAGACACAGATACTAAAACACTTGAACTACCTGACGTAGCTGTAGAATAATACGAAAGATTATATGTTCCTGCTGTTTGTAATGCAGCCAATGCAGTAGCATTAATTCCTACTACAGCATTTGCTGTAACATCATGACCACTTGAAGTAGTCCATGATATATTACCAGACTGACCCGCTACGGTATTAGAAAAAGTTATCTCTGTATTACCTGCTGTAGTACAAGAAAAGTTATTGTTAGCCGATAAGTCAAAACTACCATCGTTCTCTTCAGTTATACTAGCACTTGTTGATCTTCCTGTTACCTGCACACCTGCCGCAACAGTTTCTATTTTTTTAGCATTATTATGATATAGTTCTACTGCACCACCATCAATAAGTTTTGCTATAACGTGATTATCTGCACCATCAACATTTAAAGTACCTTTAACATTAAGATGACCATCTGTTCCATCCCACAGTAAAGATATATCAGTACCACCACCAAAAGTAATTTTATCGCTATCTGCTAATACAATATCATTACCATTACTTGCTAGATCACTAGCTAAGTTACCACCAAGAGATGGTGCCGGAATAGCTTCAAGCTGTATTGTACCACCCGTACCGTCATATGTCAATACATGATTATCTGTTAATGAACCTTGGTCTGCATCAAAATGGAAAACACCAAGATGGATATTGCCTGTTCCATGTGGATCAATAATAACATTGCCGTTAGTATCTGTGCTTGAAATGGTATTACCATTAATATTAATATTATCTACATCAACTGCAGTGAAAGCTCCTGTTGATGCAGAGTTAGCACCTACAGGTGTTCCATCAATAGCACCACCACCAATGTCAACTTTGTCCATGACAACTGTGCCAGAACCATTAGGTGTTATAGAAATATTACCATTGGCTGCATCGGCAATAGTTATAGAACCAGAATTTGTATTTGAATTAGTATTTAATATTAAGTCACCTGTACCATTAGTTGTAATAGTTGCGTTAGCATTGTTATCACCTACACGTACTGTATCTGCATCTAATTGTACATCACCTGTTCCATGTGGAGCAATTACTACATTACCATTGGTATCTGTGCTGCTAATAGTATTGCCATCAATAGTTATATTGTCAATGTCCACTTGTGTGTCCATAACAATAGTACCATCAGATTTGATACGCATACGTTCTGTTGCGGCTGCTGATGTATTTGTTTTAAACACAAGGGCAGTAGAGTTATTGTCAGAAGCAAAAGTATCTTCAGCTACAGCCTCAATAGCTGCTCCATCTAACAAAGCATCCACTCCCGCTGCATCACTAGGTGCATTAAATGTAATCTTACCTATTACATCTGTAGCTTCAATAGAAGTGTGTCCTGTTTGAAGATTAAGATTAAAACCATCTGCAGCTTTTGCTTGTATACCTGCGTTGTGTTCGTGGGTAAGGGTAACTTCACTATCCGCACCAAGTGAAATAACGGCAGCATCACTATCTAGTTTTAAATCATTGCTAATGTTTACAGAGGTTGATGCGTCAATATCTACAATAGGTGCAGTAATTTCTAACTCTGCATCAGCATCTATGTCTAGTTGACCATCTGTGCTTGAGTTAATAAATATTGCGCTGTCACGTATTTGCAGTTTAGTTGCAGCAGGAATATCAATAACACCTGTACCCGCTGGATCAATTGTTATATCGCCATTAGTATTGGTAGACGATATAGTATTTGCATCTATAGTAATGTTGTCAATTGCAGCAGACTCACCTACTATTGCAGTAAATGTACCTGCTGCTGCAGTAGCCGCACCAATTATTGTGTTATCAATTGCGCCAAGATTTATATCTGCTTTAGATATTACAACAGAACCAGTTCCATTTGGCGTAAGATTAATAGCACCATCAGTGTTTGTGCTGATAATGGTATTATCATTTATATTAATATTGTCAACGTCAAGATCACCAGTAACATTTGCTGCGCCTGTAATAGTAAGAGTAGTTGTGTCTATGGTAACAGCAGTAGATGCGTTTATATCCACTGTAGGTGCTACAAGTTCTAGTTCTGTATCTGCATCAATATCAAGCTGTCCATCTGTGCTAGACTTTATACTTAGTGCGGTGTCTCTAAACTGTATAGCTTTGTCTGTATCAACTAATATGTTTTCACCAAGACCATCAATGTATGCTTTACCGTCAAGATATAAGTTTTTAAACTCAAGTGAAGATGTACCTATATCTAACGTGTTATCTGTCTTTGGTTTTATCTCAGTTGAACTGGCTACCAAGTCTTGTACCGGGCCAAGCACAGTAACAGGACCAGCTTCACCCGCTGTGCCATCATGGGTGTGTCCATTTGTAGCGTTAAAGGCTGATTCAATAGCGTCATATTCGCCATCAAAGTCAGCAGCGTTAATTACGTTACCGTCAGCAATATTATTAGCTGAGTCGTTTCTGGTATATCCTGTTCCCATAGTTTTACCTTCTTGCGTTAGTGGCGTATTCGACTGTTAATGCGTCAAGTGAAAATGGCGGTGCTTGTGTAGCAGAGTCAAACAAAAATGAAACTGCGAATCCTGAACCTACTACCTGACTTTCAAATAGTTTAACTAGTTTTGCACCATATGTAGTTGTACCAAACACACCAGTGCCAAAAAATCCAACTACCCCTTGTACGTTTTGTATACTAATAGGTGCAGGTTGCACTGTACCAGCTTCGTCAAAGTCTAGTTTTAGACTTAAATCAAATGCCACGCTTCCTTGCGGATCAGTGTACAAAAATATCTTATAAAAAGTTTTTCGTACTCGTGGGTCTTCAATTGGAATAAAAGGTGTAGCAAAGGATATAGTAATTGCTGTACCGTCAAAATCACTACCCGATTCCATTTGATATAAGTAACCATCATTATTAGAAAACAGTATAACCTCACTGTTTAAATGATAATTACTGTCTGCTACAAATGCTCGTATGCCCCTAGTTTCTGCATACTGCATGTTTGCGCCGCCCTGTTCTGCAAACTGTGTAGCTAAAATGCCCTGTGCATTTTCTTGTGTAATATTATTGTTATATCCAAATATTCTATACTGTGATTTTTCTCTAACAACGCAACTCGTAAAGTTTGTATTAGTAGAAATAAATGTAACTAAATCATCCTGTATATTTTTAGATACAACACCTAATCCAAAATCACCAATTCTATCTGTAGCACTTAACAATCGTAAACCGTCAGGTGCTAAGAACATAATGTCACCACCAACTTCTTGTATGGTGTCACTTTCAATACAACCCAAATCGTTAGTCACTGGTTGCAATGTAAAGTCTGCTATTGTATTACCTACTAATCTTTGTATTGACACTTCGGTAAAAATAATTAACTGATCACGAAATACTTCTAAACCCGTAATTGGGGAACCTACATTTATAGAACCTGCACCATTTGCTACTGAAAAGTCACTGTCTGTATACGGCGCAGTAAAATTAAGTATAGTTCCCTTTCCAAAGAATAAAGCATTTTTAAAGTTAGCTATAAATGCTGCCCCTTTTACATCCGCAGGTGCGTCATTTAGTGCAGTAAATGTGCTAGTATCATATGTTGCAGGAGCATTTGCCCCATCTACTATTGCAATTTTTTGTGTGCCGCTATAGTTATACTTTACAAATCGTGTACGTGAAGCACCTTCTCTGCTTGTAGATATAAATGTTATAACGGCATTATCAGCAGGGCTTGAAGCAAGTGCAGGATTAATACTTAAAGTAGACCCGCCAGAAGATACAGTAGCCGTGGCTGTTACTGTATATATTTTTGCAACACCAGCTATAGTAAATTGGTCTTGCGCCTGTGGTGCTGCAGTTAAACCATCTACAATAAGAGACGTACCTGTTTGACTTGCACCATTTACTAAAGTTGTTCCGTAATTAGGAACATTTATTTTTGTAAAACCCGTACCTGTTGTGCTAAATATATCATCATTCTTTGCAACAATGGCTTGACTTTCCCAGCTTGCAACGCCTAGTGTTAAATAATTTAACGTAGTTGAAACAAATACAATATCATCTTGATCAGATGGATTTACTACCATTGTTTGTGATAATGTAAGTGCTGCCCTATTTGTCGCTGCAGCAAAAACGACACCACCTGCAGCTATCGTATACCTAAAACTAAGAACTGCATCATCAGCAGGTGTAGCAGCTAATGCGGGTGCAATTGTTAAAGTAGAATCTGATCCTGATAAATTAGTTGCACCGCTAATTGTGTATACAGTAGAGTCACCGGATATAGTAAATGTATCATTTGCGGAAGGTTTAACATTTAGTCCATCTACAGCTAGGGATGTACCCGACTGAGATGCACCATCAACCGCACCACCTGTAAATGTTAATACGTCTGCCGCAACAGGTGTCTGATGACAATTAGCTATTGTTAAAGATGTACCGCTTTGACCCGCCCCATGCACTTTTGGCGCACCATATGGTGGAATTAAGTTACTGTCGTACTTCTCATAGCCTTCAATTCTACGATAGCCACCCTCAACAGATGGTTCAAAGTTACGTAGTATTCGTGCGCTACCCGGTGCGTTAAGACCCTGCTGCAGCGGTGACAGGTTACTTATTAATCCACCACGAAACTCAACGGCGTAAGTTTTCCATGCATCAGCCAAACTGTTACCCCTAGTTTTGTGTACGCATGTATGAACGTACGTAAGGTGTACGATTAATTAACATTGAACGCATGTACTTAATACCCTCGTCAAATTTTTCTTTCATTACTAACGCATCTTGTGTATTACCTCTAAATAAATAAGCATAGTGCATTGCACCATCTGTAATAACGTGAGCAAATCTATCGGGTATAACAATTGCATCGCCGTGTGCAGATAAGTCTGCAGTAAAATTAAAATATTCATATACTAAAATATAAGCAGCGTCAGGCTCTGGAGTAAGAACAAACTCAAGAGATGGTGCATGTACTACACGAGTAGGTACACCTTGAAAACTAGAACTATTATATTCTTGCGCTACAAATTTATCTAAGTATTCTTCGTAAGCCATAGGCAATATACGTGTAGTAGCGTTGCCTAAAGTTGAATCTTCTTTAATTCTAAAAGTATCAAAATTAATAACTTTACAATCTGTTGGAAAAGCATAGCGGCTAGTGTTAGCCGTTAAAGTTTGTGTTTTAGCAGTATGATTAAAAGGCCACTCAAATTCAGATTGATTAATATATCTAATAGATGCATTAACTGCATCTTTAGCGTGTGCATAAAAACCTGTTGCAGACGCAAAGTTAGTAGAAGTTAGTTCAACTTCATTTAAGCGTCTGTTTACTTGATTTACTAATTGTAAAAATGTTGTAGCCATTTACAGTTCCTTAATAGAAGTGAAGGGGCAAGTTGCCCTGCCCCATCACCTATTTAGTTAGATTTGGTCACGGGAAACTTCAGCAGCTTCCAGTTCACCAAGTGAGCTTACATCCATCATTACGGCGAAAACACGAATTTCACCAGCACTAAAAGATGCGCCACCACCCGCAAGGGTAAGGTCCAGAGTATCCGCAGAACCGATAACAAGATCAGCAGAGACAGTTACGCTAGGTGCATAAGCACCATCAGCA